AGCGCAAAGTGGTGGGTGGACTTTGAACGCCCATCCAAACACACAGGACTGCCCTGCAAGTTCTCGACCGACTGCCCCGACCGAACCACAGCCGAGTCCTATGCCAAGCAGGTCGGTGGTCGAATTCGCAACCATTCGCAGGAAGATCCAGCCCAAGACGATGGACTACTCAACCTCATCCTGTCAACGCCAAGGGAAATTGTCAGGTCAGTTGTCAACGCACTTCGAGCAGAGCATTACATCGTCAGCCCACTCCCAGCAAACATATCCGAGTGGAACCAATCCGCAATCGGAATGGTTGCATACAGAATTCAGGTGGCGAAATGAGCAATTTTGTTTATGTATTACGGCAGTCAATTGAAAAACTTATTGAAGAAAGACAACAATTGATTCAGGAGCGAGACGAGGCACGGCGCGAAGTTTGCCAATGGAGTTCTGAATCAGATAAAAAATTCACACCAGAAGAAGATGCAGATTTGCGTAAATGGGACTGCTTCAAGGAGACGCAATGAACGCCCAAGAATATAAAGAATATAAAAACGAGTTGGGGCAAACTTTGCAAGACCTACAAACAAACCTGTGGCATTATCGTGATGTTAAAAACAGGGCGTGGGCTGATTTCAGGCGCAACAACAAATCACTTGAAATATTGTTGATGGCAAGGCTTGCAGATCTTGATGCAACACAAGCAGAAATTGCCATGGTTGAAATGAAAATTGAAATGAGGAACTACAAGAATGGACTATGAGAACCCAATCAAACTTCGTCACGACCCTCTGATTTGGCTCGAAGTCGAGCGAGATTTTAATCACGATCAACGCATCGTCGGAGGATGCAATCTTGCAATCAACGAAATTAAATCGCTTCGATCATCAATCAAGGAACTGCAAAACAACACCAAGCCAACCAAAGAAACCCTGCTCGAATACATCGACGCATTTCGTCGCGCTGGCACATCAATCCTTGTGACCTCCAACCTGAATCACGAACAGATGATGATCGCTCGAAGCGAACTCAACAAATTGATCAAGAGGAAATTGTGAACATCACCCTCGAACCATATGAAATTATCATGGGAGCAATGGTCGGAGTTCGTCGTCGTGTCTCATCCATCGCCAAGAAACTCGACCGTGGAAGCACACAAGGCGATCCCTGGGGCATCGATGTCGAAGGCGCACTAGCCGAAGTCGCAGTTGCCAAAGCACTGGGAATCTATTTCTCAGGATCTGTGGACACATACAAGTCGCCAGATCTCGTTGGCATACAGGTCAGGTGGACACCACTTGAACAAGGCAGGTTGATTGTTCGAGACCAAGACGGCGACAACGAGAATTACATTCTTGTGACTGGCACTTGCCCCAACTACAAAATTAGCGGATGGATCGAAGGATTCAATGCCAAGGATTCCCAATATATTTCTGCACCAAACGGGCGAAGTGCAGCCTACTTTGTTCCACAAGAAAATTTGAAACCAATGAGGATTTACACCAAATGAGATATCTATCCGTTTGCTCAGGCATCGAAGCCGCATCGGTTGCTTGGCATTCACTCGGCTGGACACCAATTGGCTTTTCAGAAATCGAACCGTTTCCTTCAGCAGTTCTCGCACACCACTATCCAAAGGTAAAAAACTATGGCGACATGTCAAAATTCAGAGATTGGTCTCTTCGGGCAGGAGATATCGATCTCCTCGTCGGAGGGACTCCCTGCCAATCCTTCTCAATCGCAGGACTCCGACAAGGACTTAAAGATCCACGCGGAAACCTTATGCTCACATTTCTCGCAATTGCTGAGCATCTCAAACCCAAGTGGATCGTTTGGGAAAATGTCCCTGGAGTGCTGTCGTCCAACGGAGGAAAAGATTTTGGTTCCTTCCTCGGAGGGTTGGGGGAATTGGGGTATGGGTTCGCCTACAGAATTCTTGACGCTCAATGGTGCAGAACACACGGGCATCCACGAGCCGTCCCGCAGCGCAGACGGCGTGTCTTCGTTGTCGGATGTGTTGGAGATCACATCGGTCCCGCAAAGGTTTTATTTGAGCAAGAAAGCATGCTCAGGTATTCTGCGACGCGCAGCTCGTCGAGGCAAGGAACTTCCGCCGATGTTGCTGGCTGCCTTAGAAGCGGTGGCGATGGTGGAGTCCCAAGTAGTCGAGGAAAACACCTGACATTTTCTGCGCCAATAGCCAGCACCTTGAACGCATCATTTGCAGACAAGCAAGGGCTTGAAGATCAACATGCGCTGAACGGTGCGCCGTGCTTTGTGATCGATGTTCCAATTAAACAACCAACTTGGTGGGACGGAGAAAAAACGGCAAACACTTTGACAAAATCAAAGGGAACGCAACGGATGCCTGATAAAGATAATTTTGGCGCATTATTGCAACCCATTTATTGCGGAAGCAATCCAAATGCTTCGGACACGGTCACATCGAAGTGGCAAAAGCAAAGTGGCGGTCCAGTTGGAAGTGAATGCGGTTTATTTGTGTTGCAACCAATCACCGCAATCCTGTTTGAAAACCATCCCAATGACAGCCGAATCACTGGTCCGCACGATGTTGCGCCGAGTTGCGTTTCTCGATACGGGACTGGTGGTGGCAATGTGCCGCTCGTCGTTCCTGCTGTTGCAATTCAAGGCTCAATGATTAATCGTCAGGATCACAACGGACCAAGCGGTTCAGGATGCTCAGATACTGGTGAAATGTATACGCTGACTAGCCAAGATACGCATGCCGTGGCGATAGTCAATATGCAAGGAAGCAAGTCAAACGCTTGCGTTTCTACGGATGGCTCGTCATACACGATCAACGGACACGATGTCCATGCTGTTACGGTTGCCCCAATTGGATGCTTTAAAAGCGGTCAAGGCGCAAAATCAAGAAGCATTGGATACAGCGAAACCGTATCGCCAACCCTGCCAAGCAACGCAGGTGGAAATACTGCGCCATCGCTAGTTCAAACTATGCAAGTTCGCCGCCTGACTCCAACCGAATGCGAACGGCTGCAAGGATTCCCCGATGGCTGGACAGCGATCCCTTGGAAGAAAAAGAACGCAGAGGACTGTCCTGATGGACCTCGCTACAAAGCCCTGGGAAATTCGATGGCAGTTAATTGCATGGAATGGCTTGGAGAACGAATTCAAAAATTTGACCAATCCTCCCTATGTCAGTTGCCGTAAAGAGAAACGGGTCTCGAAGCAACATTTTCCAAATCGACGCGCAGGTGCTGGGCAAAGTCAAAAAGCCCAATTAGCGCAGATCGATTCTGAAGCGTTCTAAATTTGGACTGACGGTAGGACTCCCGAAGCAAAAAAACGCTCCACAGTCGATCCTGCGAGACACGATTGCCAGCGTGAACGATGAGAGCAGGAATAAAAAAAGCCCCTTGACGGGGCAGGAATCATTGTGGTGCAGACACCACATACAAACCCATATTTTTTTTCTTGAGTGTCCTCCCGTGATGATCAGCCCACCGCTTCAACTCTGAAAACGATTCGGGAAACCGATCTCTGGGATGCAGGATGCTTGACCGAACATCCACCCAATGACCGATGCCTTCGCCCTCCAGCCCTGCAAAGAATCCGAACTGTTTTCGAGCAGGAAGCCACAACGCATAAGTGATGATCTTTTTCATTGTGCCTCCTCCTGCCAAATTGAATTGTCGGAAGTGTCCCAATGCACGATGTCCGTGCGAAGCATAGGAGTCTTGCGCTGACAGTCTGCTCTGTCCTCACGATGCCAATCGCAGAGCGTCTCGATCTCTTGCAAGGCTTGCGGGATCGTCATCACGATTCCATCCTTGCGATGTTCAAGAACCATTCGCATTGCCAATGTTTCCGCAGTAAGTTTCTTGGTCATTTGGATTCCTCAATGCGGACAATGTTCATTGCCCAAGGTTCAGGCGTGTAGTAGACATTGCGACCATCGGCGAGAGTCCCGATGTAATGATTGTCGTTTGTCAGATTCTCATCGCAGTCGATGTAGTTGGGTAAGCAGTCGATCCAATTGCCACCGAGCGCATCTGCTTTCGCAAACGCTCTAGTGACATCGATAATGATCTGCGAGTCTGTTGGAATTTTGGTTTTCAAAGCGCACCTCTTTTTGATGCAACATAAACCTGAATCCAATCGCCACCGACAAATTTTCTATTCACAAGTGGCACTGACAATAGACCAAGACTTTCCTGCCTCTTTGCGTCCAAGATAACTTCGTACCAACCACTACCTACATGGATTACTCCGCTGTCGTATCGCATTATGTGCTGATCCGCTTGTTCCTTTGTAAGGTTAAGACCGTGTGTGGTCAAAAGATTTTGGAAACCCTCTGGGGATGTGCGAACTGCCACATCGACCATTCGCATAATCAAAGCACACTTGTGCGAATAGATCGCAAGGGTTTGCATTTCAAAAGTTGTGTCTGTAGTTGTCATTTGTATTGCCTTTCTTTTTTAGGATTGAATGAACACAGTTGAGTCTTCAAGTTCTGCGACCACATCGCAGTTGGAATAATTTTCGAGTTCGTCGGTGTCGGAATTCTCGACTTCGACATACTCACAGCAGATGCCGACTACATCGAGTTCAATTTCTGAACCCTCGTCAGCAGGGACATCGCCTTCTGCTTCGGTGATGTAGTTGAAGATGGCTACGAGAGCCTCACGAGAGAATTGATCCGCTCTCGATGAGGTGCGGAATTCTTCCAAGAAAATTTGTTCGGTCACGGTGATTTTCATTTGATGCCTTTCTTTATGTGTGTCGAAACCTGCGGAGTTGCAGACTCTTCCCCCCTTGGCAGGGGAGTCGAGTGCGGAACTACACGATTGAATCATTTACTTCCATCACCTCTGCGCCATAATGCGCCGTCACGGTAGCAAGCGTTCAATTCCAATTCGATCACGATGATGTCGTCTGC